ATTCCAAGACAATACATATCCATCTGTACCAGAAGCGGCAGCATTACTTGAATCAAGCATTGCGGCTTCGACAGCAGCAGCTTGAATTGTTGTAGCTCCAGCATTTGAAATAAGCACATCTCCAGTAACATCTACATAAGCAGGTGTACCGCCAGCATTTGCAACTATGATCTGAGCTGAAGCACCATTTGAAAGTGCAATATCATTGGCGTTAGCTGTGATTAGTGTTCCGCCAACAACATCAATAGTGTTTCCGGTTTTTGTTAAACCAGTACCAGCTGTAACTTCTGAAAGTCCACCGAAATCTGACCATACAGTTCCATTCCATTGTTCCCAATTATTGTCTGCTCTATTCCAACAAATAGCTCCTTCACCTTGTACAGATACGTCATACGAGACTACGAAATTAGATCCATCATATTCTACGATATCATCATCCCCAACTCCAGTAATTGCCCCAAAGTTCGCATGTAGTGTTCCTGAATCTGTGATTATATACCTATCACCTGTTGTTGGTGTACCACCTGGGTCTAACGTGGCGTCCGTTTGTACATTAAGTATATCAGGTTGAAAATCTAAACCTGATAGTGCTGATTCTAATTGCCCTAAGTTTACAGCGTCTGTAGATACTGTACCATTAGCCAAACCAGTAAGTTTGTTTGAGTTCATACTTTGATCAGCCGTGAAGTTCTGTGAACCATCAGCATATATCAAAGTTTCCATTGATTGTGTTTTATTCCTTATTTGTGTAACTGCCATATTTGTATCCTCCTAATATAATATTTATTATTCTGGGGTTTAAAAAAAATTAAAATTTTGATTAAATTGTATATTGTACCATTATAGTATTGTTAATTTTTGAAAATTGAAAATTGGATTAAATTGTATATTGTACCATTATAGTATCATTAATATTTAATGTGAAATTGAATGATATTATATCTCCAGGTGCAGATACATTATAATCTTCAGTAATACCAGGTCTCATGACAACACCATTGACTGATATTATCTCTGAATTAGCTGTTGGGTTATTCAATAGATTCACTTGTCCAGCTGTAACTATAGCGGTATCTGCTAAGAATTGTTCTTTTACCCAATTGACACTACTACCACCTGTTGCGTCATTATCATCGTGGTATTTTTTATTTACAATCGTCTGGTCTGTACTGACTAGTGTTTCATAATTTGGAGTGTGTGAAACTATTCTACCATTTTCTTCTAATTCTAATTGCAATAAACCATTTTGATAAATTCTCATAAGGTCATCCTTCTAATAAAGTAATAAAAAGTTGCATCTTGTCCAGTATTTGTAGTAGTATATAAAAGCCTAACATCACCAGAACTTATGTCAGCTGAGAATATTGTTCCTACTTCATCACCGTGTGCAATTGAACTTATTTTAGCTTGTGAGTTGCTATTGTGAGCTATGAATATTTGTCCACTCTCTACATTCAAGTCCCTATATACCATGTAATCTATAACTGCACCACGATATGTTCCAGTATTAAATGATTCCAACGGGGTAGGAATGGTTGTGTTGTTTAAAAGTGTAGATTTACCTGACGCTCCACTAGTCTTTTCAGTTAAGTCGAATGTTTCTGTTGAACTATTATAAGTTACAACCCATCCGTTTTGGAAATTTGATATATTTACATCTCTTAAATCCACTAGTGGTATTAAATGTGGATTCGATGGTACTGAATATTTTTTCATATTATGCTACCTCGCCATTGGGTATGTACTTTAATATATTAAACATAACATTCCCTAATTAACTATTTATTCTCTACACCCCAAGAAATTATATTCAATAATGTTGAACCTTCAAATATTAATCTTTGGTTTGGTTCTAATACTATACCTAATGAAGTTGTGAATGTTGTATTGCTTGGAATATTATTATTAAAAAATATTCTACCTTTATTAGCAGAAGCTGGTTCAGCTACACTACCAGAATTCCAATCACCTGTCCAATCTGCGTCATCTATTTGCCATAATGAGAAAGGTATTACTGTACCACCTGAATTACATACTATTATACTAGAAACAACAACATTAGTATCTGAATCTGAATTATAAACAGATACATAGTTTCCGGCTCCTATTCCTGAACCTTGTATAGAATTTAATTTTATTAATTTTTCGCTCATTTTTTTCTCCTAAAAAATTATTCCCCGATTGTTATGAATGTAGCAGATGAGTAACCTGGTCCTGATGCTGGGTATCCATCACAAGGTGATGAATCGTCAAACCAATTTTTAGACACAGATACACCACCATTTCCACCAGTAGTTTGTGAGCAATCTGAACCTGGATAATTAAATATATGTGGTTTATGCATATCAATTATCCCATATGGTAGACTTTCACCAACCCACATATCTAATGTTGGTACGTCAGAAAATACGAAAAAACTACTCTCGAATGTACCACTTGGTAAATTAGAGAATGGTAGTTTATTTGGTGTATTATCATTAGCCACACAATCAAATGTGTTACTTGGTGTCATTCCGATTTTACAAGTTCTGATGTGTAGTTTTCTACTACTGACTTGTCCATTTGCTGCTTTGTGTATCCAAATTGATTTCGTTAAATCACCACCAGTAGGCTCTGAATATTGGTGTGTGTATTGAAATGCCTCATCTTCAATTGAACTTGTAGATAATGTGTGGTTTGCATTTACATTTCTAACTTTATACCAACCACCAGCGTCATCAATATCATCTAAAGAGTGGTTGTGTCCCCATACAGAGAAATTTGACAGTGGTGAACCATTTATATATTCGGCATTTAAATTAGTATTTAAAATACCATTACATATTGGTATACTACCATTGGTATTACCAACTGTCAACCCATTTGAATTGAAGAATTCAGTAACTAAATTGTTATTTATTGTACCATCAGCTATTGATATATAATCACCTGCTGAGTGACTTGCATGTCTCGAAATTACACCATCACCCAATAAATCGACATTTAATGTTGTGTTTATGGTTCCTGTATTTATGGCTAAATTTCCAACATTAACTCCTGGTATATAACCTTGAACTGATGTTGCTGTTGAATCTTCTAGAACATTACAGCCTGATTGGTTAGTGTAGGCTATCATATTATCTGATAATTTAGCTATAGTTTGTGTTGTAAAGTTTAAACCAGTTATATTACCTGCTGTATAAATTATGTCACAAATTACAACATCGTTTGTTAATAAATCAACGGGCTCTATTGTTAAAAAATCAACATACTGTGTATCAACGTTTAACCATGTGTATCTGGCTATTAGTTTAGTTTCATTAATATTAGTTAAACCTGTTAGTGTGTAACTTTCCATTGTATCTAGTTTAGCTATTGTCTCTTCTTCATTTATTGGTGTTATTAATAAAGATAAACCTGAACCAATAGTTATCGATGATGTTGATACCACTGAAATTATACTACTATCACCATTTAACACACCATGATTTTGAAATAATTTATATAGTATCTTATTCTGGTATGATCCTAGTAAACCTGTCCTAAAATGCCAATTTATAGCTTGATTACCCTGCCCTATGTATGTGCTCATATATTATACCCCTTGTCCTATTGCTATCCAGTATATTGTATGTTGGTTAATTGGTTGACTATTAGGCATTCTTACAATAATTTCATCTCCAGGGCATGAAGTAGGTTCATATCCAGCGTCAATTCCACTTGCCAACCTTATAGTACACCCACTATTACTTATACTGTTTTTGTCTGCATAATAATTATAGAAACCTTGCATTTTTGCAGCTATATTAAGTGTTCTAACAACTTGTACGAATATCCTAGGTGTATTAGCGAAAAGTGTTGGAAATGTTATTATATGGTTACCCAAATCTCCATATGTACCCTGTGGTATATCTATCTCACCACTTTGTATAAATGGTTTAAATGATACATCATGTGTGTGGTCATAAAACAGTGTGCTTAATTTAGATCTACCTATATCGTCATTTATAATTGAAGTTGAAGTTACTTCACCAGATGGTGATACATTAGCAACTCTTTTATATTCACCTAATGAGTTGTCTATTATATTACTTAGATTGTGTGAGTGTGTAGATAGTGCGAAATTCGTACTTTCTAACCCGTTTAGATATTGGGCATTCAACCCAATCTGTAGCATCCCATTATTCAATGGTATCCTATCATTAGAACCAGGTGAAGTTACCCCATCCTGAGGTTGTTGTGAATAACCAGCAATTATACCGGAGACTAAACCTTCTTGTATTGTACCATTATTTACACTCATTTCTGATAATGTCGTACCATTTATGAATTCCGAGATTGAATTTATATTTAATGTACCATCATTAATAGGTATTTGTGTGTCGAAATGTCCAGGTTCTCTACAATCTAATTTATTAGCGTCTGTATATACAGTACCTGGCTGTATTAATGTTGTATATGGTGTTGATTGATTATCGAAAGTGATTGCAGTTATATTATTACTTGTGTTTATTGTTAATTCACATATCAACACATCTGTACTATTTACATTTCCTGGTTCAACAAGTGTAAATTCTGTGGCTGTATTTTCATCCTCAACCCATGTGTATCTGGCTATTAATGATGTGGCAGTTTGTGTCATTATATTTATTGTAAAATTGGTAGTTGTATCGACCTTTAACAATGTATCACTGAGGTTTGATGGTGTTATAAACAATGATATTTTTCCAATTTCTATGGACGTCCCATTATTTATTATTGAATCATGATTTGTACCATCATAGATGACACCTGGATTAAAAACTTGTTGGAATTGTTTGTTTAAATATTTAGATGATATATCTTGTTGGTAATGTACATTCAACGCCTGTGCACCTTGTCCTATATATAAACTCATTAAAATGCTCCTGTTGCTGGGCCCATGGCAACCCAATCAAATATTATATCGGTGTAGCAACCATTTAACCAACTTGAATTATGAACACCCATGCTGAATTGTCTAGTTGTCACTATGACGTCTCTCCAATAACCACCAATTTGTTTGATTGATATAGTATATATTAAAAATTGATTATTACTGAGAAAATGGCCAGGGTTGTCAAAATCTAGTAATATTTTTGGTTGTTCCGTATAATTAGCTGCTAATGTCCAACGTTTGAATGTGTATCTAACGTTTAAATGTATACCGCTGGCATCTGCTGGGTAAGATGCGTCATTAATTCTCGTGTTACCAAGAGCTAATCTACCACATTCTACCCTTAATATACTTCCAGTAGCTGGTGAACTACCATCTGTGGCGTCTGTCAAAAGTGCACCACTTTCTATTTTATCCTTAGTTATTGATGATGTTTCAAAACTATTATGCATTACTAAATTACTAGCATTTACACTACCAACCCTAATATATGTAGCACCATCAATTATTTCACCACCACCAGATGATGTATCTACACCACCAAATCTGTGGTCGTGTGTTGTTGTTGGTATCTGCGTTTCACCATTCAAATAGTTGGCATTCAAATATTGATTCAATATACCACTACCAGCACTCAAAGGTATTCTATTGTCATCTATGACACCAGAGCTGTTTGGTGTATATAGTGTCGGTGAACTTATATTACCAGTTCCTATATATTCAGCATTCAAATTTACATTATTTATATTATTTTTAATACCTAATTGTGATGATGTATATCCATCTAACATCTCAGCATTTAAACTCGAATTTAAAACTAGATTACTAACAGCAACGTTACCAACATCATTCCCTGCATGTCTACCATTTACAAGATCGACATTAACTTCTATATCTATATTACTGTTGAATAAACATTGTGTTTGTTCACCATATGTAATTGAACTTATATTACCAGAAGCATTGATTTGAACTGTTAATATGTTTATGATATTATTAGATGGTAATGATGTTGAAAAATCAAATACAACTGAATTTACTTCATCTTCTAACCAACTAAATTCTGCATTCAGATACAATATTTGATTTGTTGAACCCGTTGGCCTTTCTATTATAATATTTGATGTAGTGTCACATTTTAAAATTTGTGATTCTAATATAGTCTGGTCTAATGTTGATAGTGAGTTAAAGGCTGTGATGATTGATGGTGTACTAGAATTTCTATTATTTGGTTCTATAAATAAAGATAGTGGGTAGTTTATCTTTATATAAGTGTCTTCTGTTGATGTTATACCATCGACATTGCAAATTTCGGCATCGTTATAATTATTAACTACACCGGGTTCGAATACATTATATAATAATTTATTTTGATAACTGCTAATGAAATCTGTCTGGTAATGATAATTTAACGCTTGATTTCCTGGACCACCATAATTACTCATTTTTACCTCTTATATTGTTAAAGTTATTTCAAAATTTAGACCAGTTGTATCATTTTTAGATATATCTGGGAATACTGCACATATGAATGATTTTTCATCAAGATCTACACTAACAGGATTTGGGTCACTATATATCATAATCTCATTACATGTTATTGCAGTTCCTGCACCACTTGGTATATAACATTGAAATTTAATTGTTCTATAATCTATTTTAGTTATAGTCGTTATTGGTATATAACCACCACTACCACCAATACCAGCTGCTGATAGATCTATTGGTGAAGTTAAATCTGTTACTGTACTAGCTAATGTATATGGATCATTTATACCGTCACCTATTCTGAATGTTAATATATTCATATTTGTGTTATTATTTAATGCGTCTATAATTACACCTCTACCATCATCAGTTACTGTTGCTTGGACTACCCCTGAATATGCCATATTTGTTCTCCTTTATAATTATTTATTATTCGTATCAAAACTATCTATTTATGACATAAATAAAAAATGTTTAGTATACTTACTATTTGTCTTTATATTATCGTTCATATCTACATCTATTCTATTTAATGTTGTAATGCTTGTTATATTTGAATTTTTTACAACAACACCTAATACTATATGATTAGTTCCTGGTAATGTTGATACTACATTGAAACTAACACCAGCCGTAGAGTCTGCTTGATATATCCATTCCCCTATTATAAAATAAGTCCCGTCTGCCTCTGAACTAATATCTATAGAGTTGTTAGTTATTATATCACATTTTCCGATTAGTGTATCGTATGGTGAATTACTTGGTCTTAATAAGAATGATGACCCTGTAGGTATTGTTATACTTGTTGTCCCTATATCAGCAATGTTATATTCGAATTTGAGTACCCCTGGATTTAATATATCTTTAAACATTAAACCTAGAACATCGCTATCCATACTTATTCTATAATGCCAAATTAAACTTTGACTATCACTTTCTACATATTTACTCATTATTTTTCTCCATTATTATTAACACCCATTGTCTGATCTTGCATTATTAAAACCATCTTCAAATTCAGTATCCCATCCATTTGGACAACCATCATATGGGTTGCTAATTGGTGTTACACAATCTACAAAACTGTCATAACCTTCGTCGTATATTTCCATAGTCCGATCATCATGCCCATCTTGCCAACCTTGACTATAATCGCCTCCACAACCACTCTCACCGTAGAGATCATCGTCACCATCTTCACAGCCGGCATTATACCCATTGTCATACCCATCGTTATACGCCTCTGTACAATCTGGAGTATCGAATGTGACTTCGTTACCATAAACCCTTCCACTGTCGACATCAACTGCATATGCTCTAACATAATAAGTGTTATTAAGTAATAACCCACCTGTATCAGTTGATGTATATGGTCCTACAACACTAACTGCTCCTTGGTTAGTATCGTAACTATCGCTATCTGGAGGGTTTAATTCAGGTGCTGGGTTCTCCCCATAAACGAAACCATGTTGTGTTGGATCAGTTGCACCCAAGCTTACAATCGTCCCATTAAACGTTGCGTATATATCTGTGCCAGATGCAGAAATTCCGGTTACAGCTTCGGTTGTAACCGCTAATTGTGTTGATGGTGTTGATGGTGTGTCCACAGTTAAAAGTATATCAAAATATAACCCAGTTGTGTCATTTTTTACAATATCTGGAAATACTAAATATATGAAAGATTTTTCATCTCCGTCAACACTAAGTGGGTTTGGGTCATTATATAATACTAATTCATTACAAGTGAAAGCAGTCCCTGCACCACTTGGTATATAACATTGAAATCTGATAGTGTCATTACTAATTTTAGTTATAGTCGTTATTGGTATGTAACCACCAACAATACCTATTCCAGCACTAGATAAGTCTATTGGTAGACTCGGATGATTCACACCTTCTGAAATATTATATGGGTCGTTAACGCCAATTCCAACTCTAAATGTTAATACGTTATGGGTATCAACATTCATAATCGCATTTGTGAGTGTATCGAACCCGTTGTAAGTTATTGTTGATTGTATTATTCCTGTATATGCCATATTAATCAGTCTCTATTTTTATATCTACTTCCATCCATCTTGTTGTTGTATCATCTGTTGTTATTGTATCATCTACTAGGTGTCCATTGTCACACCTATACGCGACTGTGTTTATTAATTCTGCGTTATAGTTATCTAAAAATTTATAAATCACAGATGTTATTTCTGGGGTTACTGTTAATATAGTTTGGTCTAAATGTAAATCAATATCAACAACGGTTGTGATTAGTGACAATGATACATTTATATCCCAGTCCCCACTATTCCAATCACCATATGCTTCCATAAATCTCCAACCTGTATATATTTCAGTTTCATCACTTTCTGTTGGTCCATCTCCAACATACCCACCATCAAAGGTTATATAATCTTGCCAAGTGCTCCAATGTATTAAATCAACATCTATAGATAACATTAGATAAAATTGAGTTAATAATGCTTGTAATTCTAAAGAAACTTCACCTAAATCATAATCATATAATAAGTGCATAACTGTGTGTTTAGGTTTATATTCCTTTATTTTTTTAACCAATGTATCTAGTAAATCTATGAGTGTGAAATCTGTGTTACTAGGTGGATTAATATTAACATTATATTCAAAGTGTGGAGTTGGGAATATTATAGATTTCTCCAAATTCGTATACTCATTGATATACTCATAATCAGGGTGTGATTGTTCTAATTTGTAAACAAATTCTTTATCCAATCCATTTACTTCATTCTGTAATCTCCATAACAAATGTTTATTCTGATTATATATGCTATTCTCGACTGATATATATCTTGTTATTACTGTATTTGATGTTGTTAGTGACGTATTATCACCCTTCCCAGCAACATCAGAATACTCTATACCATAATTCCAAGTATTGTTGATAACATCAAATACTTTGTAATAATTGGTTATTGTGTATGTTCCATCATGTGTTGGTGTTGTACATTCTATAGTTATTGTGTCTATATTAAAAATAAATTTATAGTCGTCAACATCTCTGTTTAGGTTCAATCTATAATTCCCAGATATACCTATTTCTGTTATTGTTCTATTTTGTAGTATTGTTGTATCTGAAAATGGTGTTATGTTATGATTAATGTTATTCGTACCATGTATACCACGTGTACAATCTGTTAGTGTGAATGTATTTGGTGACGTTTCTGTTATATTGACATATGATATTAATTCGTCTTCTATCTTTATAAACCCAAGTGGTCTGTGTATTGGTTTTATTGTCTCTATATCATCTTTGAAATAATCATATGGATTATAAAATGTATTTGATAGATTGTTTATGATTATTGTTGTTGAATCTTTATCTATTGAATTTACTAATAATGATGTCGGGTTCATTATATCATCTTCGGATTTAAATAAGTCTATATCATAGTCCATTATTAGATCTGGGACTGCATATTCAGTATAGTAATTCCCACCAAAGTCTGTTACGTGTATAGTATCACCTTCTACACTATCATCATAATTTTCATCCAATTCTGGGTTATTAACCCTGATAGTAACTTCGCCTGTGTTATTACAAGGTGCCAATCTATCATCAAATTTAAATCCTGAGTCTGACAGTTTATCATCATCAGACATGTTTATATAATTCCAACTCTTTATTAATAATTTGAAATTATCGGCGGTTAATCCATTAATCTCAACTGTCGTGTAGTGTGTTAATAACTCAGTATATACATTCTTAGATATTTGTGGAAAATAATAATTTCTTGGTGTGTGTGTTTTTTCATCTATATAACACCACAATGCTAATAATGGGAGACTGTAAAAATCACAATAATTATATGTCCATAAATCTATCTCAGATTTCAATGGTTGGTTTATTAGTGTATTCCAAGTCTTTAATGTGTTTAATGTACCCTTAGTTTTATATAAACTAGTTAAATTTTTTGAGAATAGTCTGGATTTTATGTCTAACCATCTATAATCATCTATATCTTCACCTATACTTTTAACCAATATCCTTAAATAATCTTCATGGGTCTCATCTACATCATTAAGTTTAGAGAACTCAACAATTGCTCCCTCTATACCAACATCTAGATGTTCACCAATGACATCTAATAATTCAATTAGTGTCTGATTATCATTATCAAAGAAAAATTCAACTATTGAATCTCCTATAATGTGTTCTCCACTTTCAGTGTTACTAACCCCACGTCTTGATATATAAAAGAATTCAGAGTCAACATCATAGTATTTAATTAATTCTGAACCAATACCCAATATTCCAGATTTCTGGAACTCTGTTAGTCTATTTTCATTAATGATTGTACCAGCAACGTGTTGTTTTGGTTTACTACCTAAAGTTCCTCTTAGTAATGTTTTAATGTTTGTAGTTACTTCTTTATTAAATCTAGTCTCAGTTTGTGTTAATGATGTGAAATAACCCTCTGTCATTTCACCATTCGTATACTCTATGTTTTCAAATCTTATGTATTCATCGTCTATCTTTATACTTCCATCCATTTCAATAAACGAATCTAAATCTGTAAAATATATATCGGTATCTACAGCATTTAAATCATTAGATAATATGCAACTAAAATTATCAGAATCATATCTTATTGTTTGTATTTCTTCTATCACAGACCCTTCAGATTCAACAGCTTTGCTCATAGCTGCGTGTTCTCTTATTACAGTACCTCCAGACCCTCTTATACAATTAAAGAATGTGTGTGTGTAATGTGTTTTTTTATATTCTCTGTATTTTATATATTCACCATTTATTATAAAACCACCAACTCTATTTGGTTCACCTTTAATATTACCAATCTCTATTTCTTGGTCATTTAAGTCTATGTCGTTTATTAATACACCCTCGAATACAATATCATTGTAATGGAATTCATTTCTTGAGTTCCTCCATCCTCTTGTCAATCCGGTTAATTTACTTCCTGTATTTCCTGTATATTTTATATATTCATCATCTATTTTTATGACGCCGTAATCCTTGAATGTGTAGCTTAGATTATCATATATTAGTTCCGTTGCACTTTCTTCCAAATATCCAACCAATCTAGCGTCTGCCAGACCTGTATTAACTGGTATTGGTTCTGCTAATGTCACATAGCGTTCTAATGGTTTAACCTTAAAATGTTTAGGTAATAAAGTCGGTAATATTTTTCTAAACTTATTCATGTTTATATTATTATCGTATTCAATGATGCCATAACTGGAAATTCATTATGGTCTATACTAATATTATTTTCTGAAAAATACTCAATATCTGTTATCAATTTCATTTCGACAAAACAGTAATCAACACCATCAACATTCTCTATTATCCTAACCATGTCAGAATGGGTTACATCGTTCGATAGTCTTCCGATTGATGTAAAGTATTCTGATATTACACTATTTATACTTGCTTGCACTTCTGCATTCGTGTATGAAGGGTATTTTCTATACTTAACATTAACGTCTATATAGATTGGAGTTGGGTCGATATACCGTCTCCACACCGTGAGACTTCGTTTTTCTTTTATCAGGTAATCTATCTCTTCGTAATATTCTCTATAGTTTGTATCGTTTGGTATTAATGCGTTCCCAGTCCCATCATTCAATAATACACATAAACTTACCTGGTTAAATTCTTTAAAGTTTGCGGGGTTTAAGTCTTCTTCCGCCCACACGTGAACATCTAATAAATTTGGGAATAATGAATATACCAATGTCTCAAAATCTTCATGTGTAACACCTCTGTCACCGGCTTTGAAGTATTTCGGTGCATTTTGTCTTATCGATTCGATGTCTTCCGGGTTGTCACCATTTATAAAATCTGCTTCATTATATACACCTATGTTTACTGGTGCCCCGGTTGCATCATTTATTGTGTCTTCTATACTAATTATAGTTTCTTTTGTTACATTTCCGTGTCTTCCTATATTAAGGTTAAACTTAAAATGTATATCATCCCCTGAATTTGGTATCGCTCCGAAGTTATTATCACCTAGTGTAATTGTACAGGCATAATCAGTGAGTGATTCTAGATAATACATTTTATCTGTTGATTTGGCCTCTACTAAACTGTCTACTTCTAACCACTCCTCATTATTTACAAATAGTTTAACTCCTAGATGTTCGTTGTCTGTTCCTCTATATATATCTGTGCCTAAATAATATTGTTTATCTTCTGTATTCAGATTAAATGTTTGATTTGCTAGACCTGTAGATGTGTAGTGTATCTCGTCTTGTACACCTTGAATAACTTTAGCATTTATAGCAGTTTCACCGGCAACTAATTCCACAGTTTTTGTTGTGTAGAAAGATATCCCATTTATACTGACTAGTCTAGTGTTACTTGGTATTACTACATTTTGTGGATGTGGCTCATTTATAAAGAATGTTACATCACCGTGTGCTGCTGTTGATCTTCTTTGTTTATAGTTGAGTAATTTAATTATTTTCAACATATTATCTTTTATTCTAACTGTATCTATATAATTTTCATTTGATAGCATATTCATCTTATACATCAGTAAATCCGCGACATATGCATATAACCTGATTAATGTGTTACCAACACCACTTTCTGTTGTGTCTCCCCAAGATGGCATTGATCTTAATTTATTAAATAGTTCAACTCTTATTGTATCAAAGTCACCAGATATAGTATTAATCCTATCAGACATTATTCACTCCTGTTAAATTTCAAATATACATTCTTTGCTATATAGTTATTTATTATCCATGTTAACCATTGTTGATTAAGAACGAACTATTAATACTCTCCAGACTCTTATACATTCTAAAAGTTATATTAATCTTTAATACATCGGTACCAGTAATCTCTTCGACTTCTAAAATTTCAACATTAACACGTGGTTCCCATCTCTCTATAGATGTGATTAATTCATCTTTCAATTTTTCGAAAACCTCTTGTGTGTTCTGTTCAAACATGAATGCTTCTTTATCTGTACCAAAATCACAAGCCATAGGCATTTCCGTCTTTTTAGTATTTATAATATTATTGATACTCTGTAATATGCTATTATAATTAGTAACAATATTCAAATCACCATCTTCGATCCTCAAGTCGTGAGTTATATCACTATATGTAATGTTATCACGAGTTGTTGCCCCATCATCATTAATATCTTTTAATGTTATAGCTCGCCCTAGTTTAGTGTATAGTCCCATTTTTATGGATTCTCCAGATTGTCAACCCTCTCAATCAAATCTAATATATTACTTGAGTTTGAATTTGTTGTGTTTATAGCATTATTTATATTTGTTTCATTCACAGCATTTTGTGATCTAACACTATCGAATTCCCCACCTATGTAATCCTCCCATTTACAAAATGAATCACAAGGTGGTGCTGGTGTAGGTTCAAAACTTGTCTCATCTTTCTCAACTTCACCCATCGTAAATATTCCCATTATAAACTCCCTGCCAATTGACTAGCTTCCATAGTACACGTACCAGCAGTAGTTATTGGTAAATGTCCTAATTTTTCTGTCATTATATCAGCACCTTCAATAATTTTATCTAAATCGTTTTTCATTGCATTTACTTTAGTGTAAAATGCATTATAACCTGGCTCAGAGGTTGGGTTACCAACTACTAAACTCTGTAACATTTTAGTGAACTTTGATATTGCCTTAAACATCTCATTTATACTGATTGTGTCTTCAAGTAAACCACTAATACCATCGGCACTCTCCAAACCTAAAACTGCACCTGCACCATCTGGTGTATCCTTACCCATACCATTAGTTAATATAGGTGCACCTTCCATATAAGCATCGTTTATTGAAGCGTCAACACCCGCGTCACCAGTACCAACACCAAAACCCTTAACTATCTTATAATTAGCAAAACTACCTATCCATGTATTATCGGAGGCTAACTCTATTCCACCCCTACCACGTATAGCAACATCCTTGAAGAATGATTGTATTGTTACCTTCTTAGCACCTCGGAATAAAGCAGGTCCATCACCAGCTGCAAATTCTGCACCTCTATCTCCTGCGAAATCTAAACGGTGTGAATTCATATCTGTTTCATCTTCCTTTTTACCGTGCGCTTGTAGTTTAAACACACCCTTCGTGAATACATCTAAACCTTGCCATCCTTTATTCGAAAATTCTAAATAACCATCACCGTGATTGTAATCCAGTCGAACCCGTTCGAACCCGTTGTTGTCGTCCAATTCAAGTGCCGATATACCAGTGAACGATCTCAATGTGGTTTGTTTGAAATATTCCCTACCATCAATCTTTAATTTAGCTATTGGGTTTGGTGGTCCACTAATTACATCTTCTATTTCTGCAGATGTTGGGTGATGCATCTCTGGGTTCCAATAGAAATTAGATGGCATGTATAAACTATCCCAAGGGTAAGGTTTTGAATCAACAGCCTTTTTAATAGCACCACCAGCTGGTATTGTCACAGACTCTCTGAAGTTGTCCAACCATTTCATATATCTTTGATATTGTGTATCTGATGTATCATCTGGTAATATTATTTTATTTTTTTTACTGAGTACATCATCAATATCATCTTCGTGCCACATTAACCATTTACCTTCATCTGGATTGTACCAATTATAATACATACCAGGTCGACCCCTAAACCCTTGTATATAACCAGCAGTTATTGGGTCATAATATGACGCAATCCCATAAACATTACCTTCTTCAAATTCAAAGGAGTTTTTGTCTTCATCATATGATATATTCACGTTTGATGTCTCTTGTCCTGTTATATTAACCTTAAATAAATCATCTTTACTAAATATCGTCCTAAATGAACCATTTGGTGCGTCTGATATTATAGGGTTGTTATCGTTCATATCCAACATTGATTTTGTTGTTTCTATAGTTGGCTCTATAGAATATCCATTCTTATTTGATGGGTTTGTTATTATGAGCCCCGATTCCATAACTTGTTCTGGGTCTATGAATTTCCAATCTTTTAATATACTTAAATGTAAATGTGGTCCACTACTGGAACCTTTCAATAATGAATCATCGTCCTTGTGCCCACCAGATATAGCTATAACTTCACCCGCAGAAACGTTCTGACCAACGACGACTTTACTCTCATGTAAGTGTCCATAAAATGTTACATATCCATTATCATGTGATATTTTAACAGTTAGACCTAACCCACCTCTAGGTTCAACTTGAAACACATTCCCCGCAGCCATAGCCATAACTTCTATACCATCATCTGGTCCACCTCCAGGATTTGTTCTCAAATCTATACCGTTGTGTAATTTAACAACTCCTGTTACAGGGTGTACCCTATTACCAAATGGTGATGTTACTATATGTATGCTCATTGGGTTAACAAATGATACATTTTCATCTTTTTCAGGTTCAACATCTTCGACAATTGGTTCGGTTACAGTAGCTGGTTGTCCATCATCATAAGTAACAACTGCATCTTCAGATACATCATCTTCGGTCATTTCACCTATATCGTCAGTCTTCGATTTTATAGCTTTTTCTAATTCAGTTGGGCCAATTTTCATACCTGAATATATAGTACTTAGATATACTGGCCTGAATATATCATGATTATCAAAATAAATCCATATTATATCACCAACATTTGGAAATGATATTAGTTGGGATTGAAATTGTAACTCACACCATGGGAATGCCCCGGAATAACCGAAATCATCAGTGAATCCATATATGTTTATCTGTATTCTACCTATTTTCATAGGGTCATCAACATTCATAACTTTGGCCCTATAAAAGTTAGATCTGTGGTGGTCTTTAGTTAATTTAATTACATCTATATCAAACATTCTTTAATCCCTAACATATTTATCATTTGCATATTCAAACCCCGATCTTATCAATTTTAAATCTATCTTTGTCCCTGAATCTGTAGTTGTTAATTTTAAACTTTTTATTAACCATTTCCCACTTATATTTTCATATTTCATTGGCTTTTCAGTAGATGCGTGTACATTTAATTTCATAATATCACCAATTGTGAAATTAGCGAGATTATCAATACAATTTAGTGATAAATCTAATCGTGTATTGAATGCTTGATTATAATAAAGTGTGTCCCCGAAAGCTTTTAAACTTTCTCCATTGTCTAAAGGTGTGAAATAGCTAACCGGGTTGTTGTCTACATCATCAACTCTAACACCTTGGTAATTCCCCGTAGTTTTTATAAATGCATCTTTCTTAATCCAATCTGATTGGTCATAAAATCCTGAATATTTTTTATCCATTGTGTGTTCAATGTAATTCATTTCCTTTTCAGCATAATTGAATCCAAATATCCGTTTGGCTCCACCTAATATATCAGCGTCAGTTGAACTATTTGGTGACAATTTAAAATCTAAGATATTATATTTTTGATTTTCACCTATATCCATTTCTAATTTTATATCATTGATATCTATAATGTTATGTAATGGTATAAAATATATACCATTTCTATTTGTGAAAAATATATAACCACCTTTACCCTTTTTACTCAATGCGTATCTTGTTAATTTTCTTATAATTGAATACGTATCAATTGTGTATGGTATATATAAGTTATTGAAACCTAATTCCCTTATTGGTTTAGTTGCCTCTATATTTACAATATTTGGGTCTTCATTCATAAATACCTTGGATATCAATGCTGATATATCCTTTATTTCTTTATCCTTAAAATATATTGAATTTTTATCATTTCTAATATTTGTATAAACCATATCAGACGCTATTATTTTTATAAATTGTGTATTACCAATTTTGCTTGTATTACTTGGTGTTAACCCATATAAATTAACTTTAAATTTCTTATCATTAATCTCAAAATCTTTCCATTTATATTTTTTAATATGTATTACTTCACCACCGATCAAACTAGTATCGAATAATATGAAAGCTGAATCTTGAATTATTATTTCTAACATAGGATAACCTAGATTAATATCCTCAGTATATGTCAACATTAATATCTCAGCTGAGATATCCATCATCTGACCATTTGACAATTCAATGTAAATATCAGTCTCCCATCTTCTATTTACAGTTAAATCTGTTTTTTCTTCAATCTGTTTTGGTTCGAATTCCGCCGGTATGTAATCCATTAATGATGCCCACGGTACACCAAAAGTATTTCCGAATGCAGCTAAAGAATCAGCAAATATGTTGGTAGTTGCCTTATCTAAAACATCTTTAATTTTCCCTACTGGTATCATTTATCTTTTCAATTTTAAATAATCTGATAGACTATTAATGTATTGTATCAATACACTGATATCTAATATTTCTATTTCTGTTCCAATTTCCAATTCAAACGGGTCAACAATATTATTATGTATCAAAACTAACCAATATAATCTTTCATCACCATATAACATGTGTGCTATCTTATCAGGTCTATATTGTGTTTCTTCAGTAATCAACATATAATTTGCTTGTATTGAATTTCTACTGATATTGTAATTATATTCGATATTTTGATAATAACTATTAGTTTCTTCATCTAAATATATTAAACCCATTAATTTATTAGCTGGGTCTATTGCTTTATTATAAAAGTCTTTTATATTTTTATTTGTTTTTATCATCGTATATTACCAGCGTTATATTTCATTCTTGTGGTTGAAAACAGTTCATCGATTCGCTCTTTAGTAACCATTCTATCTGTTGTGCATGTGAATGTAAATACTCCTATTATAGGTGAATTGTTTTTATCAAACACTGATTTTACTTTACACACTACATTATTCACAAATAAATTCTTTAGTTCTATTGAGTTCCATATTTTAACACTAACCGTCGATGGTGCAATATTACCACCTATCTGTAATAACGTTTCTTTTCCATAATTCGGGGATACAGCCCTTAATATTTTATAATATTGATCCCACACATCACCTTTAGTTTTAGCAATAGTTTTGAATGCGAACGTCAACTTCATTGGTTCTGAACCTTGATATATATAAGGTGAATTCAATACTATACCCTGGTATCCACTACTAGACATACCTATCGACAATTCAGTGTCTGATATTGCATCAATTAATCCTGTAGCTAATCCACCTGGTTTATTAGTATCGAATTTTCCAAATTTAGCTTTATTATCTGAGTTAGTGAGTACTGACGCTATAGCCTTACCTTGTTGTAATGCTTTACCTAGTTGTCCAAATATACCTTGTCCGAATAAAGGTTCATATTTATTGACTATAGATAAGTCTAAACTATCTACATCTATAAAACCTCTTATTGATTCTTTTTTATTTTTTTTTCCTATATAAGTAAGTACAATTGTCTCATTTCTAACGTGTATTGCGTTATCTGAGCCAGCTGATAGTTTTCCACCTTTGTAATTTGCGATTTGATTACCTATTTGTGGTAATGAATCTGGGTTTGTAAACCCAAGAATTGATAATGCGTTTCTATTACTATTATTTAAAGTGTTGTCATAATTTCCAAGGGATCCACCACCTGGGTCTAGTAACGAAAATTGAGCATTAAACACAGTATTGGCTACACCAAGTACTGCCTTCAGTTGTAAATGTTCACTCAGTAAACTAAATCTGCGTGCTGATGCTATGGTCCTTCTCAAATCAAATATCTGTTTCATTTTATTTAATTTATCCTTAGCATCCTTTGCCAATCTACTTGGACCTCTAAGAAAGTTTGAAATCTTATTCCAAGTTCTTCTAGCCTTCTCAATAGCCAGCGCAGTATTTCTATAGGCTGTTTGTACATCTAAAGATATGCGGTTCACATCATTCATCACAGCATCAACCTTATCTTTGTAGCTCTTTATCTTATTTTGGAAATCTTGCATCTTAGTATTTAGATAATTCAATTCATCTGAATTTAAGACTCCAATTCGTTCTAAATCTCCAAACAGTCTTGAATATGAGGTTATTGTCGATCTCATATTATGGTATTGTTGTGTCATACCTTCAGAATATATAGAAGTTGGATTGTTGTTCATAACATTTCTATTACCTAGAAATGTATTTGACGTATTATTTACTGAACTCATATTTTATTACCCCATTAATTGAGAATATTGAAAACTTAACATATTTTCCATAGGTATCATACTTAGTTCCTCTGGTGAACCCAATCTAGATGGTTGTGATGAATCTGTGTTTGTCTCTTTAGATACCATAGTCTTAGTCTCTGTGTTGCTACCCATTTTATCTAGAATTGGAGCCATTGCTGATTTAAAAGTTTCCATCATATTATTAGCTGTTTTATTATCTTTATCAGATTCGATCTTATTGAAATTTGTTTTATTGGGTTTCTTACTCTCTGATTTATTTAGGTTTGTTATTGGTTTTTTTGTCGTTTGTGTATTAACTATTGTTTTTTTGTTGGTTTCATTTTTTTTTACATCTTTGATGGTTTTCGTACTCGTTTTAGGTTTAGTATCTAATGAACCTATAGTTTTTGAAAATGTATTTAATATAGATGACAATCCAGAAAATGCTGTACCACTTAATTTATCTTCTTCTTCTATGACTTTACTATTATCAGTGATAGCTTTAGTGTTTTCAATTAACTTCTTTTCATATTCAGAACTAAATTTTATCTTTAATCTTTTAATTTCACCAGAACTTAATTTCCCGGCAGTACCTTTATTATCATCTCTGTATTTGTTGATTTGTTTATTTACAAAATTTGTTTTTTCATCTACTGCGTTAACCTTTTTTAGATTGTCCGCAACATTACCTTTTTTTCCAGCCAACCAACCTTCTTTAATTCCCTGTGTAACTGCTTCTGATAAATATTTTGATGTTACTGAAGTCTCCAGGTTGAAATCGTTCATATCTTTGTCTTCATTACCTTTTTTATTTTTCCAGTTTTCTAGTGCTCTTTGTTTGACATCCTTGTATACTGTACTACCCTTTGAAGTCTTACTATCCCATCTAAGACCTACAGCATCTAATTTATCTTTGTATGAACCACTATTAAGTATTGTACTTTGTTTCCCTTTATCTGATTGTTCTCTATCTATAATTTTTTGTAATGCAGCAGATTTCTTATCCACTGATGCTGCAAATGCATCAATACCAAGTTTTACTGCTGACCCTATCGCAACACCTATACCAACTGGCCCAGTTGCGATTTTCAAGAAATTTTTACCTATGAATCTACCTATACTTTTCATAGCCGGACTTCTGACAAAATTCTTGGCCATACTCAATCCAGATTTACCAATATCTAAAGCTTTGCTTCCAACATTTTTCGCAACATTTAAAGCTTTACTTCCAACGTTTTTAACTCCACCCCATGATTTCTGGGCTATATTTTTTAATCCACCCCATGATTTCTGGGCTATATTTTTTAATCCACCCCAAGCTTTCTGAGCTATATTTTTTAATCCACCCCATGATTTCTTAGCAATAAATTTTATACCATTCCAAGCTTTAGATGTTACATATTTTAAACCATTTATTGCTAATTTACCTAAACCTTTAATCGCACTCCACGCAAGCTTCCCAAGACCTTTCAGAGCTCCAAGTAATATACCTTTTATATTACCAAAAAATGTGGAAACTACTCCTAATATTATCGGTAAAAATGTTAGTATGCTGAAACCTCCACTCGCCTTGAGTGATTTTTTCCAATATTTCATTTGAGCTTTTCTAAACTTTTTTAATTCTTTAGCCTCTTTCTTATCGAGTTTCAGTCTATGTTTTTGTAGTTTCAATAAATCTCTATTATCTTTACTAATCTTACTCTGTACTTTATTTTTTTCTTTCTCTATTTTTAGGTCTAATTTCGTACTCTTATCTTTAACACCATTACTATTTTGTAATGGGCCAAAAACCTTATTTTTTTCATCTTTTTTGTCTTTGAATTTACTGATAGTTTTATTTATTATATTGTTTCCAATCTTACTCACACTACTCCAATTACTTATATCAAACTTATCTTTATTATTAGTAACTTTGGAATTCTTCAAGCTACTTTGTGACATCACTGTTGATTTATTTAATCTATCTATACTATTTTTTATACCTCTAAGTAATACTGAGGACGTTGATTTTACACCAACTGAGCTTGTCTTTTGGGGTGTAGGTTTAGATTCTTTTAAAACATTATTTATTTCACCTACAGATGCTTGATTTTCATTTGCCATATTAATTCCTTTTGATAATTAGGGTTGTCATGCAACCCTATATTATTATTTATTAAACAACGGCACGGTATTGATATTTTCTAATTGTGATGTATCAATTTCTTCTTCGTCTTTACCTTCCTCAGCTTTAGTTTCCTCTAGAATTCGGAAAAATATATTTCTATCATTAACTGTAAGTTCTAATATGTCTCTAATACCACCCAACTTACCATAGTAAGATAGATTAAATATTTCTTCTATTAACCTTCTATATTCTACTGCCAGGCTTTCCCCATTATATAACCAGCCGAAAGAAATTTAACGGGTCTAAATCCAATTCCATAGTTGTCATTGTATTAGGGTTATAAACTTCTTTTTTTAGCTTATATCCATACTTATTCGATATTTCATCGTGGTAATCAATTATCTCTGCATTATCTGATGTTTTTAGAGTCTCTAATAAACTTAGATAATCTAGCCATGATTTAGCAGCTACAATCTGATCTTTATAAGTCACCTTTTCTGTACACATTGCAATGTCTATTAGGCTACGTTTCATTATATCACCCTTGTAATGTTGTGCGTGATCATTAACCTTCTCTGTTTTTTTTGATGAATTAAAATTTAGGTAGAATGTTAATCCGGATTTTGAAAGTTCTTTTTTGAATGGGTATTCTGTACCATCATCAACCTTGTTCAATTTCAGTTCCTTCTTATCTATAGTTATATCTATGCTGCTACCGTCATCTAATTGTTGCGTATATACCTGAGGTTCAGGGAACGTTATACATGATAATTCCAGTAATAAAAATTCCTGGTCAAATGGTGTCATATCTTCAATCTTAGTGTCACACTTAACACACTCAGACAATAAATTAGAAAATGCTTTGTCTTTGTTAGCGAATAACTCTTTCAATAGCTTCTTCTGGTGTTTAGTTTTCATTTCTTTAATCTGTACTTCTTTTGGGTAAGGTACACCATTAGAAGGTAATTCGAGATCAAACCAAACATCCTCATTATCATTTCTCAATTTGTCTAAAATGGAATCTAAATCAATTCCTTGGATTTCTTCCTTCACTTCATTCATATTCCTCTCCTTTATTTGTGCCCCCATTCAAGGGGGCAATTAATTATTTTTTTTTACTTTACTGTGTGATATTATTGAACATATCATATTCGAAATCAACAGGAAATGTTATAATTTCGTTTGTTGCGTAGTTTAAAGTTGATGCCCCGATTTTAACTGGGAAAGCACCCTTCATCATATATTGCTGCAATGTCTCACCATTCTCATGTAACAATTCTAAAGAAATACTCATTTTATATAAAGCTGGGATCTCAGATGTTCCTGCATCTCTATCATAAACCATATTCTTCCAAACTTTCATATAGTTATGAACTGTATTCTTGTGGTCATCCCTCATAGTAACAGTCCATGGGCCGTAATTAGTTCTACCACCTATCTTAGTGTCACTATTCATCCAAGCAACATCAATCTTCTCTGTTGTCTCCTCAGGTGTTGATGTTTCAGCAACAAAGTATGTCACCATTGCACTATCTGTATTAGTTAGGGCTGGGAATATAGCCTTGAATAAGTAAACCCTTTTATAATCAGTATATCTATTACCCAGTGTCCGTAAAAAAAAATCATACGGGTTGATTACATGATTGCTATTATCTTTTACTGCCATTTGTTATCTCCTTTAAGCATTTACTACAGACGATATTAGATCTTTAGTAACTGTAAAGTTAGCTATTATATACTCTGTAGCATATATTGGTTTAATGTAAATATCGACTATTACCTTACCCTGTAATTCCGTCTCATCTGTATTATTAGAACTATCACAAACTACAAGAGCTTCTTTAATTCCATCACCAGCTATTACATTCTCTAAATAAGGTGTTATCATCATTTTGATTTGTGTTCTTAAACTAGAAGTATTCTGTTTGAACATATATGGTTTTAGTGATTTCGAGATATCCTTCTCTATCACTAACATTAATCTCCTAATGTTAATTTTTTGGAATGCTGACGCTCCAAATTGTAATGTTTTATTACCCCATACAACAGGACCCGCAGATTCATTAACTATTGGGTTAATCGAATTCATATATAATACATCCATATCACCCTCAGATAATATATTCTCTAGTTTAACCACTTCGGTCATTGCTGCACGTTCATAACCAGCTGGTGCATTCCAAGGTTTCGCAATAGTATCATTTTTTATGAAAATCGAACCCACTTGGACTGCTGGTGGTAACCAAATCAGAGTATTTGTTATCGGGTCTAAATACTGAAATGTATTAAAATATATAGCAGAGAAACTAGAAGATGTTAATGACTCCTTGAATGATACCGCTTCGTCAACATCTAATCCGAATGGGATACTTAATATTCCAAAACAATCCCTTCTACTTTCACAGATCGATATTATGTTATTTTGAATTGGTATTGATGTGAATCCACCTGCTGAAATCAAATCTATTTCAACATCCATTTTATTTCTAAATAAGTCATACCCTGTTATTACTGTTCCATCATCAACAAATCCATCATTATCACCATCTGTTCCACCACCAAGATATAATCTTTCAAATGATTTTGGTAATATAGCAGTTCCATCATCAAAATTTTCTTTTGTTTGTGACATGAATGATGAATTTAAGAATATCTTTATATAACTCGAATATTGATTAATTACATCAATAATCCATTTCGATTTCCCGAATTCATCTTTTGATGTGAATAACAATGACACATTGTAACTTTCCAGTACTTCATTAGTTAAAGCATTTTCTATGATGATTAATAATTCATCATTTGTTATTGGAAATTTATCTACCTTGTTTTTATAATATGGAATATTTGTAGAATCATTCCAATCTGTTTTATTATACAATGAAACTCTAATTTCTGTATTTGCTAATGTTCCTGGGTAAGCTGAAATTATATTAAAGAATAAGTAATTTTCTGATGGGTCTTCTACACCACCGGCATTAACAAGTGCTCCGCTGTTATCGTAATTAGGTTCGCCCCATTTATCAAATTCCATATATTTTTCATAACTGGAATCACCAAATTCACCATATCTTTCAACATCTAGGAATAGATGAGAATCATTTGGTATTAAAGCTGTTGTTACTGAATCCAGAACAATATAACCTTCTGTTTTATCTGTATCTGTATATAATATCGAACTATAAGAATAAGCTGTAGCCGTACCATTTATAACATAAATTGTTCCACTGTCTGTTAACATACCATCTTTAAGATTTTTAAATGGTAAGTTCGTTGTTCCTATAGAAACATCTGTACCGAATGATGAAGCGTCTATTTTACCACTAACTATTTCAGATACTAATTTAACCTTAGTTTTATCTGTATAGTGGTGAACTGCTGATGTTGATTTAATACCCCTTGTTAGTTGTGAGAATGTACCTGTTGTCGCATTCATTTCACCGTATCTAATCAGTTCATCTTCTATTTTAATTATACCACTATCTGGGTAGTCAGCTAATGCTAAACCATCAACATCTGCTGATACTGTACTAACTGTTAATGTTGTATCCTCTTTTCTCAATCCAGTATAAGATTGGTCATAGTCTACTTCTATCAATGTTCCATTATTTGGTGGATTATTAAATACTAGTGTTAGTGTACCATTTGTGTAATTTATAGTTCCACCTGTTAGTTCATCACTCATACCAAGAACACCACCTGCATCAACACCTAAAGCTGTTCTAGCTGCTGCATTGTTTCCACCAACACAAGTATGTGTTCCTGCGACGTTACCAACTGCAACAGTTCCACCTGAAGCTGACAACATGACTGAATTACCATTTATTAAATTAACAATATCAGTAGTTGTAGTAGTATCACCATTACCAGCGCCGTCTATATTTATAGTTACTGTTCCACTAGTTAAATCTTCACCTGCAAATCCAGCAAGGCCAGTATCGATAAGTACTAAATCAACATTAACTCCAGCATATGCCCAAGTCTCTGTTATCGTGAAGTCTGTGATTGTTAATGTTCCTAAGTCTCTACCTTCCCAATAAAGATTTAATGTACCATCAACAATCGTTGGTACTTCATCCAAAATACTAACATATCCAGTTCTAATACCATCTGCTGTTTCTACTAATTCACCAGTTTTGTTGTAAATTGTAGGTCCAGGAGTATTCATCATTGATTTGGCTCCACACACAACTCCCAAACCAGCATACCTAAAGTTATCTGTTACCCTAACAACTCTTAGTTTGTTTCCACCATTCTTAAAGAAATAACGAGCACTGTGGTCTAAGTATCCACCATCCTGTCCATATTCTAATTTGTAATCATCGTAAGTGCTGATGAATTTTATTGTATTTGATTCACCCTTTGAAGCAGTCCCAACAATACCTGTTGATGTGCTACTCCCCTGACCAACATAGTTGGTTTTATCATATTCTGAAATGTAAACTCCAGGATGTATATAATCTGCCATTATTTATCTCCTTTATACAGTATCAATAGAAATTGAAACTGCTGATTTATCGTATCTAAAATTACTTTTATTAACTTTATGGTCAATCGGGTCTAAATTCAATTGATTATCTGGTTTAGTTGGATCTTCTGCACTAGCTGTATTAACTATCGCCAATGAAGCTCCCCCATTAACCACAACACTTCTTGACCCGAAGCTACTAATATAAGTTATGTTTGTTGGGTTGTATCCCTTATTTATTAAATTTACAGTTGTCATTTAATCCTCCAATTATATACCATATAGTTATTTATTAATTTGCGTAATTTCCTCTTTATAAAACTGCCCGTTATATGGTGATGAGTTAGAAACTTCAAATTTTCTCATGTTTTCAAAGGTAATTTCATCACCTGATTCAAAGTATTTGTCGATATTATCATATTTGACTATTATATAATTACCTTCTGACTTCTTATAGTTATCTAAATAACACACACCTCTAACATTTACATCCTCTAATATTAGAGATTCATCGAAAGTTATATATCCATTTTTATTTTTCTTTATTGTATACTTACCATTATTTAATTCGTGGTCTTTGATTTCAACTATATCTCCAACCTTCCAATTATTTGTCTCTACTAATTTAATTGTATCAGTTGCAATACATCTTTCTATATTAAATATTTCTGGAAACTGTAAATGTCTATATGCCATTTTATAAGCATAACCAGTTGTTGTAACACCTATTATTGTATTTTCTTTTAATGTTATATCACCAGCATTATTATTAGATATTGTAAACAACCCTTTATTTATATCATTCTCTATGAATATGCTTTCACCAGGTTTCCATGTTGGTACGTTTGAAGTAAATACTATTCTATTCGGGGCTACAAAATGGTCAATTTTATTGTATTCATAATCATCATCTATACCAATACTTATAACTTCTGCATTAATATCACCATTTGTAATTATATCACCAGATGTTAGTTCCTTACCATATAAAGTATTGAACACAATTTTCTGAATTGTTGGGTCTCCAGTCAACTCGTGTGTGACTTCTTTCGTTCTGTTTATAAAATAATTACTGATTATATCAGTTATCATTCTATTCTCATTCACAATATCTCTAGTGAGCCAACCCTCAACTTCAAATGATAATGGTACACTAAGTATCCCACGTCTATCTTCAGCAGAATAATCGGTATTAAAATCTATTGAAGCATCACTTGTCATAAATGCCCAATTCGATAATATGTATTTATGGACTGGGTGTTTAACTAATATAACCCGTTCGAAGTTCCAAATTGGTAAAATCTGTTCCAGAAGCTGGTATATGTCCTCTTGGAATTTAGCTAACACGGTGACGTTGAATTTAAATTTATATGGTGATGGGTATAGATTAGAATAAACCGCATTAGGGTATTCATCTCTCAATTCGTCACGAATAACATCAACATTCCTGTGTGATTTCATTGAGAACGTTCTCTTTGTATCTAACTCCATACTCTTCAAATCCACATGTATCATTGGTAGTCTCAAATAACGGTTTACTTTATCATCTTCGACGAAACTTGATCGCTCCATTGCTCCATATATAACTGGAACTGCATCAATTATATTTGTTATGTTATTAGTTTCTGGGTCCCACCTTTTGACTTTAAACTCATTGAAAATATCAAGAAATCCGATAATCAAATCTTTAGTACAAGACCAATAAAAGTATCTAGGGTTCTCAGCCATATTATAAACTCTTCATTATTTCTAATATTTTGGATGTTAGTTGTGTTTTAATTTCAACAAATATTTCTTCATCTGTTACATTATAAGTAGACTTTAAGCCATCGATATCTGAGATGTTATTACGATACATTATTTTAGAGTAGTTTTTGAACATAGGTTCTAAACTAAGTAATAACCCATTGATGTTATCAATATTCTGAGTTCTTAAATCATTATTCAGTATATCGGTTATTTTATCTTTTACATTCTGTTCCATATATCTATTTATTATTCTCCCTATGTATACAAAAATAATATTTTTAAACTAAATGGGTTAAAAAGTTCGAATCTTGAAAGCTGGTTCAAACGGGTTCATAAAACATAAATAATTACATGAAATATTACTTATTATTGAAGTTCTACTTTCACGATTTTAAGAGTGATTGTGTTGATATCTTAATGTTAATTACTGGGACTAATGGTAAATCTATTGATGAGTGGAACGGATTTAATAAATCTATATTTAGATTATATTTTTTATTCGGTGATTATGTTGATGTATTTAACGAGTTACAGAAATATAAAGACATGGATGATTATCTTTTCGGTGAATTAGAGTTTAAATCCCATCATCCTATTATTAACAATGTGATGATATGTATAAAGATTTGTTTAATTTTCTTGATTGTTTTACTTATATTAATGATGATTTAAACGGGTTTGAGAAGTTTATGCATCTCTAACCCGTTTTTATCATAAAAGTTTTAACTTTAGATAAACTGGGAATCTTAGAGATTCAAAGTTATCTGTCAATCCTTGATATTTAAGCTCTACCATTTCTCCGACTAATTCGTCTCTATTCTTCCACATATATTCTCTTTCATTATCTGAAAACCCAGAACCTACTCTTGAGGTTATATTGTTTCCGTTTACAACACCTTTTACTTCTAAACCTCCGGCAATACCTTCATATTTACCTTCACCTAAGAATACACCAGTGATTTCAAAGTCTGACTCTAAGAAGTTTTTATATTTAAGTAATGCGTCACTCCTTTTCCAGTCATATTGTTTTGTAGTGCTTCTCATCATTATTCCTTCATAACCTAGTTTTACATATTCATCGTGTGTTTTAATTATTTCATCATAATTGTTGTTTATTAGTTTATATTCTAAAAAAGTTATATAATCATAATTATTTAGTCTATATCCGTTTATTTTATTAACCATTTCGTGGGTATCTTTAATTTCATCATCTACCACTGCAAATATATTAAATTTTATTTTCTTCTTATCAGCTTCTACAATGTTTTTACCTCTAATTACAATTCCTTGAATCTGTTGGAATGGTATATCGTGGTTATATAGTTCACCATCTATTAGTTCGTGTTTACATGTATTATTCAATTCTTCTATTATGTGATCGAAACCCAGGATCTCTTTACCACCTCTTGTATATAATTTACCATTCATAAATAGACATCTGAGACCATCCAATTTAGCACTGGCATAGAATTTATCAGTTTTGTAATCTTTATCTTTTTTATAAGTATTTGCCAGTTGTGTCTTGAATTCTGGGACTAATTTAGGAAACGCTTTGTTACAAGTTGATGCACTGAAATTAGCTCTCAAGTCCTTTTTTATTATATTGAGTATAAACTCCTGGGATTCTTCATTATATATCTCTAGAAGCTCTCTAACTGCATCTGACGCATTGTTACCTGTTATATTTCTTAGTCTTAAATCATTTAGTAACTTTCTCAAAGTAATCCAACCTGTCTCTATATTATCGTTGAAACTTATAGCTCCCACATCAACATTACCCTTTATTTTCTTAATATTAAATTGGTAAAATGGGTTATATGTGTAGAACAGTATATCTTTCAATACTACACTTTCATTATCTTTCAATATCTGCACTTTCTCATTTTTACTACTAGTTTTTTTTATTTGTTCTATTATATCTATAATCATTTTGCTTCCTCCTAGTAACATTATGTTATGATTTTTATTATTAATTCTTCATTTTTCACATTTAACCCATTCATCTTTCATATCATTAGTATAAAATATTAAATTTGTCAACTATTTTTTTAACATTATTATTTTTTTTATACCACACCATAGGTTAGTGAGACTTTGGGTGTAAAATTTAAAATAAATGTAATAAAGTGTAAACATAATCATTACTAATGTTATGTGAATGAATAGAGACAGTATCCCTATTACTTTAAGAATTATCATCACTATTTTCATTTAGATTCTCGATATATGATTCAGGTCCATAGTCTCCAGACATAAAGTATTCTAATGCTCTCGCTCTTTTTGCACATCTATCCAAATCTCTAATTAAACTATTAACTTCGTTCATAATTATTGTTTTGTCCGTGGTCGTTGCGTCTTTAATGTAATCTATTACTAGACCACTATTATAGTCATTTTTTATATCATCTACTAAATCAGATATTCTAAAATATTTGTAATCATAGTGTCCACCACTCATTTTAAACCCTCTTTTAAATACTTCCATGCCTTCTTTAATTTCCTTTTATTTTCTGTAAATTTCTCTTTTTTCAAGAAGTCGACCATCATCCAATAACTTCGTTCAATTATATCAGACATTACTAATTCTACGTCTTCTTTAGACAGATTCTTACCTATGTGTCTGAGTCTACGTTGGTCCTTGATGTGTTCATCTAATTTAATTTTTTCTTTTCTTGTTATTATAGGAATTATCATTTTTACCACTCTTTACTGTTATCAATTTTAATATACTACTATTCAAAACCCAATTAGTACATATATTAGATTGTATTACAGTAGTGTTAAATTTACGTTTAATTTTAATCGTGTCATCCACACACTCATCTTTATCTTTCAGTCTACAAGTCATACAATTGACATAAAATGGTATCACTGAATGATTTAATTCTTTCTGTTCTAATAATATCTTATTTTTATTTATACTTAGCATCATTCCTCCCGGTATAATTATACCACAGAATAGTGTTGGAACTTAGTTATGTATTGGTCTAAATTTAGAACCTAATTCAGTCTTCCAACTTTGTACGTATTCATAACCCTCGAATTCAGGATTATTTTTAATATAATTTATAATGTTAGAACCTATTCCTAATCGTCTAGATTTTTCATCTACTTCGATATATGAAATAGTTAACTCACCATCGTATAGTACAATGTCTGCATATCCAACATGTATATTATTGTGATAAGCATCTATTCTGTAATCATGTTGGTCATTATGGCTATTTAAATGTGATTGTGTAATTGTAAGATTATCTAAATCTTCGATTATTCTAAATCTAGATATAGCCATCTTTTTCCAATTCTTTATTCAAATGTTCGACATCCATGTCTGATAACCTTGATAACAATTCATTAGTTATCTCTGGATTTTCACTCTCAATATAATCCATCATTCCACCAGTCTGGTGAACTGCACCTAGTGCTGAATTGATTATTATGTTCTTCTCTCTTATATTCTTTTCTGTGAATTTTAACCCTCTAGCATGTGTTAATTGATTCGCAACCCTTTCGATTCTGTTTCTGGTGTCTTCTATACCTCTTGGTCCCCAATGTTCAAACCACAGTGGGAATACTAAATGTTCATACATTTCCTCGAATACATCATAACCCATATCTTGTGCATATAATATAGTGTGCACATCAACATATATATCATCAAACTCATTATTTTCTATATGTTCTAAATCCTCCTCTAATTGCTTAATATCTTCAGAGTAATCTACATCTTGCCCCTTATAATATTCAATATCATTCATAATTCTATTTATTTCATCATCTTTCAGGTGCTCATTTATAAATGTATTTAATTCACTACCACTAACATCTCCAAGTTGTTCATTATATAATTCTGAAAGACTTAACTCATCGAAATTCTTTTTATTATATACACTATAATTGATGTATTCAGATGTTATTGATTCAAGAATCTCAACGGGTTCAAACCCTTCGAGGAACTTAACTCTGGCCGCTGCCCATTTTTTAGGTTCTGTGATCGCGTGTGATTCTAACCAGGAATTGAATACTAACAGTAGTTCATCAATTATATCATTTTCTAATGGGTCTAGATATGCTCTACCCAATTCATTAGTTTTAATTTGTTTTTTTCTGAAAGCATCTTCTGAATCAAACCTTTTAGGTTTGGAAGATCTCATTATATCATATTTGTAATTCAGAGTATATAGATTTGTTAAGTCATCTTCTGTTAACTCCTCTAATATTAAAACTTTAAACTTCATTATACTGTATAACCTGATTTATATTCTCCCCAAGTGTCAAATACTACAGTACCGTCAGCTGTTGTTCCTGCTGGTGTTGTCCATGAACCACCACTAGTTGGGTCCCAAATACCTGGGGTTTCATTCCAAACGGGTTCGACCCCACCTGATGTTCCAGCTGTAGTACATTTATACCTATAACCATTTGCAACTGTGGGGTATACCCAATCACCTATTAGATGATTAGCATTGGCTTTCCACTTAGATACTCTATTAACCATTTTTTGTGGTGATCTCCCACCGAGAACACTCTCCACTTTTTCAAGATCTGTATCATATTCTAAGGGTGTAGAATAGTTAAATGTTATATTTCCGGACGCTAAGTTAAATTGTATTGCTGTACTTGGTGTCAATGATATACTATCAACTTCATATATGTTTACTATGTTATTTCCTTGTTTTAATATCATTTCATTCTCCTAACTTATATAAAATACTAATTCATATGGTGTTTTAATAGTTCTTGCATTATTGTCTATGTTGGTTACTATTATATGTAGATTTTCCTTCTTCAACTTACCATCTTTGTGTAATTCTAGGTGTAGACTATTGTGTTCACCTGGTGAAGGTTTAGCTGGTCCTGTATTAACTACATTAAACCATTCATCATCTGTTATTTCGTATCCTCTACTCTCTGCTTGTGTTCTTGCATATTGAACTGCTGATGAATATGATTCATGGTATACACCATCATTCACATTTTCAAATATTCTAAATAACATCTTATTCTCCTGCCGACAATTGTGCCATGTTTAGTAATTTTTCTAATTCATCTGTTGGGTACAAAGTATCACTATTCACATCTGGGTTTTTATTATAATCTCTTATATAAGATAATAGATATTCAGTATCTATACCTTTAAACCTACAGAACTCTCCGATTGTTAAATCTTCATCTAACATAGGCATCAACTCTTCTTGTCTCTGCTCAGCCCAATTATCTGGGTTATCATCCCAACTACCAATGTTTTCTAAAATTTTAAAATTCATATTATCCTCTATTCCTTGGATTACCAAACTTAGCTGGTTTATTTAAACCTTTATGTATTCTCTTGTTGTTACTATCCTCAAAGTCGAATCTCTTTACCGGTTTTTCCATATACTTTAATGAAGCATTTTGTCTATCTTTATTTATTTTGTCCCACTTTTCTTGCTCTTTCTTTAATTCTATCATTGCAATGTCATCAACATCTTTGTGTTCAGTATTACCATTTACAGGTTTTTTCTTATTCTTATCACCTTTTATGTTGAAATTTTTAGGTCTACCCAATTTAACTTTTGGCTTCAAATAGTCTCTAATATCTCCAGGTCTTCCTTCTAAAATTTTAAATCTCATGCTTTGCTCCCGTAATTTGGTTTCGGATAAGATACATAACCTTTAAAAGATTGACCATATGTAGACTTTATTAACTTATCGAAACTATTGTAGTCTTTTACATCATGGAAAATATCAACCGGTATACTAGTACCATCGACTCTGATTCGGGCCTTCCAACCCATTCGAACCCGTTTAGCCTCTGATAATATTATAAACTTCAAACATTCTCCTAATATGTTATTTATTAAATGACGAGTTTATATTGAAATATTTGATTTTAATCCCAACGGGTTCGAAACCATTTTAAAGTTCGAACCCGTTTTAAAGTTCGAACCCATTTTAAAGTTCGAACCCGTTGGGACCTTGAACGTGTTATTTGAATAACGACATTACTAACTGTGAGGATGCGTTAGCCTGAGCCAAAGAGCTCATACCTGACTGCATTAGAATTTGAAATTTGTTCATGTTGCTTATCTCCTGTGCGATGTCTGCATCTAGGATGTTTGACTTTGCAGCAAGAATGTTCTGAGCTTGAACCTTGATAACAGATACTGCATTTGTCAGCCTGTTTGATTGTGCTCCTAAACTACCTCTCCAACTCGATACTGAACCAATAGCACTGTTGAGTTCACCTAATACATCCTGTGCATTAGACGCTGTTGTTAAGTCCGTTGTTAATCCCAGAGATGTTGAGTTGCTTCCTGAAGCTCCACCTATTGAAATGTTAATTGTTGATGCAAAATTGGTATCACCAACAAAAATACTCTTTGATACAGTCCCTGATTCATCGAACAATCTTGACCCTTTGAAGTTAGTAACAGATACAACTCTATCTATCTCAGATAATAGACTTTGATACTCCTCGTTGATTGTTACTCTTTCTTCAGACCCAACAGTTTCCGACGCACTTTGTTCAGCTAATGTAACCGCTCTAGTGAGTAGGTCACTGATTTTGGATAGTGCACCATCTGCAACATTTAGTATTGATTTACCATCAGTTGCATTTCTTACTGCTTGTGTTAATGCGTGATAATCTGCATTGAGGCTGTTTGCGATTGCTAATCCAGATGCGTCATCACCAGCATCAACGATACGTAAACCACTAGACAATCTAGAGATTGTCTTGTTTAAGCCTAACTCTGTTGAATAAAGATTTCTCTGGGCATTCATCCCAGAAATGTTGTTTAAAACTGAAAAACTCATAATATCCTCCGTGATATAATTTTGAAAGCATCCTTGCTTTCATGTTTAATATATCGGAGAATATTTTGTAAACTTTAATTTATGTTATCGTCTATTATGTTATGTATGTTTCTTATCACTTCCCTCATCCAACCATTTAACTCTTTAGGGTCTAGTGGTTTCTTAGGGAACCATTTTGTTAATGATTTATATTTCTTAATGAATTCGTCTATCTCTTGTTCACCGTGTGGCATATCATCATGTTGTAATCTATCAACATCTTCGTTGAATTCTCTATCTAAATCTGAGAAATAAACTTGTTCTGTTTCAACTATTTTAAATTTCATTAAAATTCCTCTTTTTTCATCATAATTTTATCATCTGCCTTATCACCTTCTGGGTCATAATTAGAATTAGTTAATTCTGAATATATCATATCATAACTTTTGTTGAAATAATCAGCAACTTCGTCTAATCTATCTGATAACTCCCATGTGGAATATCCAGAATCATCATCTTCGAATATATCACTAAGGATTTGTGTGATCTCTGGCATATAATCTTGGTCATTCTTGATATTTGATACAGCTAACTCTTTTGCAGCCTGATCCAAGAGTCGTTTGATCTCTTCAAAATTGTCAACACTTTCTAAAATTTTAAACTTCATATCTTACTCCTAATATATTAATAATCGCCAAACGGGTTATCACCTTTCTTATATGTATAACCCTCTTCTGATTTTTCTTCTATTTCATCGGTTAGATTGTCCATAAAGTTATTATCTTCACCTGGAGCTGTATCTGGTGTATATACTTCATTGGTAATGTCATCATCTTCAAATGATTCTTGATAAACTTTACAAGTTAATTTCCATGTCATTTTATGCCCGAAAAAAATAGCGTCAGAGTCTACAACATTCTCAACTTCAAAAAATAACCCAGCGTATGGTATTTGTATTAGACTTCCTATTATTGGTTTCTTAAATTTAGTAACATCTTTGAAATATGACATTTCGATAGTCATATCTATAGTATCCAATAATGTTATACCTGCATTCATGTTTTCTATAATCTCTTCTATATAAGAAAGTACAAATTTTATAGATATTGGATATTCAAATCTTTTCTTCGATTTCTCCAAGAATACAGGGTCCATATGTAATCCAGCGTCTTGTAAGTGATAATAATTACAACGAATTCCCCCGATTTGGTTGAATTCGTTTAAAAAACCTCTAACTGTCTCTGTATCCCAAGACTCACCAATTCCGAAATAATCGAATTCTAAGGGTAACTCTGTATTCAACTTTTCTGGCATATTATCTAATCCTCATGTTATTATTTATTATTTTCAATACTTAAACGTTGGTGTGTTTCAGCATGACAATTCTTACACAACAATACCGTCTTTTCTAACTCATTTAAAATAACGACTGGTGGGTTATTCAATGAACTCCCAGAGATGTTAAATTTCTTAGTATTCGGGTCAATGTGGTGAAAATCTAAAGCTGATTTACATTTATTATATCCGCATATTTGACATTTACCACCCTTTCTTTCTATGAGTACTAATCTTTTGTCATCATAATTCATAATATTTTTTAAATGTTTCTTCACCTAGATGTCTAATTTGTTCATTTTTCCATTCTTGGTCATGTCCAAAAACTTCATCCCAATTTATAGTTAATAATTTCCATTTATCTGAATGTTTAGAATCTTCAACGAATTGATTGAATAATGAATTAGTCCCACTCGTAGATATTGCAATAAACCTACCATCATATTCATTTAAGTATTTTTCGTATTCAAATCCATCATTGGTGTAGAATCCCATTTCATCTAATATTAACAATTCCGTATCATCTGGGATTTCATTATTAAAAGATATGAATTTTACATTTTTGGTATCAACAACATCTTCAGATCTTTGTATAATTCGCATATAATTATCTTGTAAGTTTTTACTATTTCTTTTATTAACTGACATTATTGTTATTTTCACATCTTTTAAATTGATGGACAACAATAACATCATTAAACTTTTCCCAGTTTGTCTACTTCCTGTTATAATGTATTTGAATTTGTTATAATTTTTAATTAATTCTTCAATAATTTCTCTTTGTTTTGGATATAAATTATCAGTTGTTTGTATTATTCCCCGAGCTTGATTCATAAATTTTAATTCTTTCATTGTATTCTCCTTATTCTATTATTTAAAGTATCCACGCCTGTTCTTCCAACCACTGGTACTATCAGGGATTGAGATGGATAACGGAACAGTTCCTGGTATACCAAATTGTTTTTCAAATTCGTCTATCATCATCATAGCCTCCATCCGGTCTGTACTTCTCGTCGTTTGTCTGACGCGGGCTATAACATCTAACATCTGGCTAGCTTTATTCTTTATAGTTGATTCTCTTGTCAATGGTTGTAACCCCATAACAGTTTGTAATAAACTCAATTCTGTAAATGGTAATAAACTCGTTCTAACTGCCGCTAGATTATCGTAATTACTATTACCTACCTTAGTATCGAATTTGACTGGTTTTATTCTCCCACCCTTATCTTCATACTGTCTGGCTTCCAGTATTAATCTACCATCTTTGAATATAATTTCTTCATCATCAACCATCCTCTTCATAGTAGATTTTAATAACGGGACAGTTTTAACATCAGCTTTCATACCATATTCATAGTCTCCACTTTTATCAACTCTTCTGAATACACGTTGTGATAGGTAATCAACCATCAGAGTGGTGTCACCTTCAAACTTATCAGTTAATAAGTCTATAAATACTCTATTCTTATTTGATAATGTTCCTGCCACTAATTCATCTAATAAATATCTAAACCTCATATCCCAGTTTCTACCTATATCATTAGTCTCGAATACCATAAACCATTTATCATTTAATTCACCAATCAAAAATTTAAATGTTAAATTAAAGAACTCGTCAATCTTTATACCTGATTCCAAAAAATGAAATGCATGATTTAAATTGTATATCTCACCATATTCATTTCGTTGTGAGTTAATTTCAAATCCTGCTAAGACTGAGAAATTGTTACCTTTCCCCTCTGCTAGATCTACACCAACAACATATGGGTTTGATGTTATTAAATCATTGAATATATCTATTGTAAAATCGTTATATGTGTACACATCCATCAAATTGGATTGTTTCATTTCAGCTAAAACTCTTTGATCGAAAAACTTTACTCCATCATCAAGAACGTCGAAACTATTTCCATATTCTCTATCGAATGCCTCTTGTCCACTTTTACCTTGTATAGACAGTTCTTTTATCTTCTCATTCTTCCATTTGATATCTCTATCAAATACATCCCGCCAACCAATTTCTAATAAGCCCCACTTCTTATCTTTCCAATTTTTTGCTTTTTTATACAAATCATAGAATATATTACCTTTACCATTAGGTGTTGATATAGCTATGTAACCACCATTCATCTGTTCTAAAGTAGGCATATTAGCATAGTAAAATTCTTCAGCAACTGTCTCAGGAACAAATGCGAACTCATCGGTTATCAAAAGTGAAAGCGATTCTGACCTTAAACCCGTTGGGGTTGTTGTTCCACAAAATACTGTGGTACCATCTGCTAATTGTAGTTCTACTTTACTATCTCCAATCTCTTGGGATAATCTAAAGAATGGTTCTAATTTATGATACATTATACTGAATCTTTTAAATAAACCTTGAGCAGCTTTTTGTTTATGTGCTAGTATAGCTATTACTCTACCAGATGAAAAAGTTATTATCCATAGTGATAATAGTAGTATTAATGTTGACTTTCCTGACTGTCTAGCTGATAGTACAACGTGATACTTAGAATCCCAATTTAATGACAGTTCTTTTAATACTTCTTTTTGTTTATCATATAAATTATCACCTGCTAAAATCCAACCTTTTTTTGGGTGGAATATATGAACATATTTAACAAATTCTAATATGTCCTCTGAACACTTTTTCATTATTTCACCTTGTTTCTTGGTGAATATATTCCTTCTTGTATCAAATTTCTTATTCATTTTTATCCCCAACGGGTTCGAACGGGTTAAAATTATTCAAACCTTAAGATTTTTAATTACAAACTATTCTTGACAATACCTATTAGTGTTATCATCTTACCTACTATTTCTTGTTGTGAACTATCTAATTTTTCTTGTAACTTGACTAAACTTTCTATCAATGTAACAACTTTACTTATTTGTTTATCATAATCAACAGTTTTACTGCTTATTGTAGTAATATCATTTGTTATTGCACTAAGGTTTTCCAATATTTTCTGGATGTTCTCTATTATTGTATCTATTTGCCCGGTAGTTAAATTGTTTACTGATGTGTTTATTGAATTTACCAGGTTATTTATGTTTTTAGATTCTGTATATATATTATCTATTTGTTTATTGTCTGCAGGGTTGATAGTTTTACCACCATCTTTTCTATTTCCAAATTTACTCAATGTGAACATTATAACAAAAAACACTGCTAATATTATGACTATTACATATGTGATAGTCCATATTAGTGATCCTGATGTTAATTTACCATCATTTGTAATTTTATTTTCTACTTTACTTCCTGTATTTATAATATCATTTGGTTTAATTTGTGACATTATGTTCAAATTCAACATTATAATTATAATTATTAATATCGCTAGTATCTTATACATCTTATAATTCCTCAATAATAGTCTCTTCTAAATTTAGGTTTCTACTCATAAGTTTATTTATATCCTTCAAATGGTTTGATATTGCACTATCCTCTAAGATGTCATTCAGTCCTTCTGTGAGTTTATCCAGTTTATTTACTTCTTGTTTATATTCATCTATTGTAATAGATATATCCTTTATTATACCAAACGACCCGGTAAAATTATCTTTTTCGTCGAATTTGAATACAGATGAAACGTTTATCAGATGTTCTTTACCTGTTGCATCCGTAATTATTATTTTTTTCTCAACTACATTTTTATTAACATCTCTTATCCTTTGTATGTTTTTACCAATTAATTCGTTTCTACTCTTATCTGAAACGAAATCATATATATATCTACCTACATAATCTGATTCAGTATCCCCAACCAATTTTTTAAAATTACCATTAACATTTAATATATTAAAATCTTTATCTGTTTCATATATTGCATCTGTTGTTATATCGAAGAAATGTTCTAAATTATAAGTGTTCATTTTCAGTTTTAGACTCATATCCATTAATTCTGTTATATCTGTGATTATTATCATTGTATTATATATATTCCCACTTATATAAGTATTATAACCAGTTACACTTAACCATTTCTTAGTACCAGATCTATCAATATGTCTCAATTTCAGGTTTTTTTGTTTATACTCCCCGCGGTTTAATGAATATAACATACTTGTTATTGATTCATCATTTTTATGGTTACATATTATCTCTGTATCTTCGAAAATCTTATATTCATCAATCATGTGCTCAACATCTTTGTTTATTATATCTAAGTTATTAACTCCAAACATTTTTTGGAATATTGGATTGACTTCCTTTATTTTCATATTTTCTAGTATTAATATACCATTAGGTGAATAATCTATTAATGATTTAATATTGTGTTTAGCCTCGGTTAACTTCTTACTTGTTTTTATTTTCTCCGTTATATCATCCATTATCATGAGTGCGTGTTCACCTTGTTCGATTATTAGTTTTATAACTAATAGGGCTATATTGATTTCGTCACCACTATTCTTAACACCTATAATCTCTTTATAGATCCTACCATTATTTAATCCTGTATCTATGATGTCGAATATTGATTTGAATCTAACATCATTTATGATGAATATATCATTGAGGTTTAGTTTTAGAAATTCATCTATGTTATAACCAAAGTATTTCAGTGTTGATGTGTTCACAAAATCTACTTTCTTATTATCATCATTTAATATTATTATTGATCTATTATCTTGCTCGATGATAGTGTTCATGGCATTTTTACTTTCTCTCAATTCACTTCTTAGTCTCAAGTCTTTTGTTATATCTCTACATATTAGCAATACCTTTTCTATACCATTCTTTAAAACTATTGCACTCTCTATGACATCTATTTTATCTCCAGATTTAGTAACCTTTTGGAATTTTAATTTGTGTATCAATCTTTTTTGTTTTTTGATATCATTCCATTGATCTTCAAATTTACTATAACTATCTGGGTGTACAAATATCTTTTTAGCGTCTGAACCAACAATGTCTTCCTTCTTATTATACCCTAATTGATTTATGGCTTGCTGATTAACATCTATTATAACACCTGATTCTAGATTTATTATATAATACATATCAGGGGACTTGTTGAATATTGTCTCAAATTGTTTACGATTTTTATTTTCAGATATCTCAAGATTGTGTATTGTTTCCTTGTTACTAATTAATTCTCTATTTTTAATTTTTACATCTTTTGTAAATATCTTATAGTGACCATTTATTATTATAAAACTAGACAATATCAATAACACTGAAGATACTAAACCTAATATAATAACCATGAGTATTTTCATAACTATTGATACAGTTGCACCAAATAATATCAATTGTGTTGATATGAAAAATACCATAAATGTCAGAAGTACCAATAATCTGTATGAGAGTAGAGTATCATACCACCTCACAGGTTTTTTGTCATATAGAAAATCATCCCTATGTTTTATCTTCTTTTCTTTATTAAATAAAAACTTAACCATTTTTAATCAATTTTAATATATCTTCTTTACTACCAGTTAACTCATCTTCATTTTCGTTTATTACTATACCATCGGAATCTATTAAATCATTGATCTCATTCTGCAATAGACCCTTCTGTTTGAATAAATCATTCATAGCTTTTAATAAACTAGCGAAACCATTTATATGTTGTGAGTTAACGTTGGCCTTATTAGTCTCATATAGATCCTTATAATTACTAGTCATACTTTGATATAAATCCTGGGTCATTACAAGTTGTGAATCTAATTCTCTTATTAATTTAACTTTTTCATCAATTCTATCTTCTATAGTCTTATCCATATTACTATTTATTATTAGAACAAAGATATTACTAACATTATTAACAATACAATAAATTCGACAGGGATTGATAAAATAAATAATAATGTGGAAATGTGGAAATGATTATTGTTTTTAATTATTTTCTGTTTTGTATTTTCCTGACAACCCATTTTACTTCTTCTTTTCCCAGTTATCACAAACTCTGTCATAATCACCATTATAGTTTATCTTTTTGTATCCTGAATAACATCTGTATTTTTCGCAATTAACACAAACAGATTTATACTCAGTTAATTTAAACTTTAATTTGAATTCAGATAACCTCTTCATGTTCCCTCACTTATTCCCTCACTTATTCCCTCATTTGTAAGTATTGTAAAACTCTTCATTACTTTTAGATAATAATAATCTAAATTTCATACAATTACTTATTGTTTAAACACTATTATATGTTATAATATATCTATGAAACAACTACACGATGCAATGTATTACAACGGGTTAGTAATTAAAGAATCCGAAATATCTAAATATATGGAAGGGTTCTTAGTACTAGGTTTGGATAGAATGCACAATTTTGACGAACTCGAAGTTTTCGATGGTAAAATAGAACTACATGTTGATGGACCTGGAATAATAACGGGTTTAGAGAATTTACAATATGTGGAAGAGTTAGTAATCATAACCAACGATTTACAAACTCTACAGAATTTTAAGAGTCTAGAATATGTTGAGAAAATAACAATATACGATAAAAAATTAATTGATACATTTCCAAATAATAAATTGAGATTGTTAGTAAAATTGAATAAAGTCGAACTTAAAGATAACGTTACATGGGGGATTCCAAATGTTAAAGAATAGAAAAGCCTTTGTCTTAAGAAGAATACTAAAAAATGAATTCGCAATGTGTCACAATTGTAGATATAATTATGGTGGTTGTAATAAAAGAAAATATAAGATAAAATATAAATATTCTAACTCAGACGAATATGCAGAAACCGAGGTGTGTGATGACTTTAAAAAGATTAATTAAACAATTTTTTGTTCGATTTTTAGTTTGAATGTATTGGGATCTTCATAACTTGTAGCCGTCTTCCCTTCCATATTTGAATAATCTCGGGCATATTCAATTTCACCTTTTTCCCAAACTCCACCTTCCCAAATTCCACCTCTCCAAATTCCACCTTCCCAAACTCCATCTTCCCAAACTCCATCTTTCCAAGTTCCATCTTTCCAAGTTCCACCTTTCCAAACTCCATCTTCCCAAGTTCCACCTTTCCAAACTCCACCTCTCCAAATTCCATCTTCCCAAACTCCATCTATCCAAGTTCCACCTTTCCAAGTTCCATCTACCCAAGTTCCATCTTTCCAAGTTCCATCTATCCATTCCCCGTATTCCCAGATTCCCTTTTCCCAAGTCCCAGATTTAAAAATTATAGAATATTCAGTGGTTATATCTATAATAGCATCTGTTACTTTGATGTAACCATTCAATAGATCTTCTATAAACCAATTACCATAACCTTCGTCTTTGATATCACATTTAATAACACCATATTCTTTTAACTCATTTATAGTTTTTAATCTATATTCTTCACCCACACGAGAAATACTTTCGGCGTCACCATCATTATATACATCTGGAAAATTAAAAATTCCTGATAATTCTTTCTGGTTCTCATTTAACCAATCATCTATTGCGTCTTCAAAACCTTCAACTGTTTTCCCATATACACTGCTATTACGTTTTAAATATACACCATCATTATTTTCATATGGAGTTATCAGATATCGCCCTATAGGATTATTTATATTAGTATCTGTACTCTTAACAACATAAGCAATCAAAGAATTAATTTTAACATGTTTATATGCAGATTGTGCTTGATTAGTTAAACATTCACCGGTTTTTCCATCAACCCTCATACAACTATCTGATGTCCATGACCTATCTGCGGACATCCCTATTATATCATATGGGTGTCTAGAAATAATTACATTATATTCAGATTGTTCTTTCCCAGATTTACTACTTTCATCTGAAAGAGTTGCATATTTTTTTTGTAATGTACTTATAGTACCCTTGTCAATTTTTAATTTACCAAGTGCTTTACCTATTTTAGTCTCTTGTTCACCCTTTATTGCTTTACCATCTTTAACTGAATAACCACCTCTTTCAAGTGCATCTTCAATATCATTCCAAGGATTAACTTCACCTAAAGGTATATTAACTCTCCATATCCCTTTACCAAACATATCATCATAAAGATTTCTATCCCAACCATAATCTCTGGTAATACGTCTAGCTAAATCTAGACTTAACTTTTCATTTAATTGAGCCTCTATTATTCTAAATCTCATCTTATCACCTTAATATACTATTTATTAAAATAACACCATTCTGTGGTATAATATGATTATGAAAAAAAATAATTACATAAAACGATTTGTTAACCCGTTGGGGTCTAAAGGGTTGTTGTGACAAAAATAAAAGAATTTAAACTGAAAGCCAAATTATTGAACGAATACTCAATGTGTGAAAAATGTGTATATTTTAGAAAATGTGGAAGAAAAGTAACCTATAGGATAATATATGATAAATTAGACATCGGTAAATATTATGTGTGTGATGATTACGTGAAAACTGATTAATTTCGCTTTAATTTAGATTTTATAAACATTTCATAATTGAAAATTTTATATTCTACCTTATCAATTTTACCATCTTTAATTGCATCATATAAACTAGTGGATAAATATACATCAGGTAAATTTTTAAACTTTTCACCACCAATCCTCTTATTGAGTATAACAGCAATTGGTATGTTTAAATTGAAATAACCTACTTTTTTACCAACCATGAAATTATTCTTGAACTTGTTAACCTCTACAACCTCAGTTTTGTACGTACCCTTCTCTTTCTCAGCAGCCATTGCCTTTAGAAGATCCATTTCTAAATCACTATCAATCTTAGTCTCAACTTGTGAATTATCGATTACTCTATTATTAACATCATCATGTTTATTTATACCATAACCACTCTTGGAAACATTACCACGGTGTCCACCTGTTGCATCTGTGATACTTTCAATAATCTTAAATTTAACCATTTGATCTCCTAATAACTTATTTATTATTTAGACCAACCTTCGAACTTTTTAAATTTACAACCTAACTTATGCTTAACTAAATCTTCAGTCGTGAGTTTTGTGAGTGACGTCTTATCATGATTAAAATCTAAATGTGCCATGTTATTATCAAGATCTTCAAAATAGTAATATGAATTCCTAGAACTAGTATTCAGATATTTCAATAAGAAGTATTTTAAAATGCCCCCATCATATGTAGTTACAAATACCCAATCACCATTAGTGAGGATGTCACCATTAAAATCTCTTATTTCTTTATCAGACATTTTTATTCACAATGAGTCTGTAATGTCGCTCATCTCTAATGTTATTAACCCGCTTGAACCTGTTCCAAACTTTACAGTCACTTTTTTGTCGTTTGCATATGTAAACACCATATATACCTAAATCAAAATGTTCATGTTGAGTCGAATATTTAAGCATAAAGTGTTTGCAGTCAACACATGGTGACGTAGGTATGTTGCTCATCTTTATCATAAATTTAAGTTTATTATCCATACCTACATTATAACACACTTCAGTGTCCAAACGGGTTAAAAAATTAAGATTTTTTCTTGAACTTTTTGAATCTACTGTCAAAACTTCTACTTCTAAACTTATAACGCTTCTTATAAATCTTACGGTTATGTTTGTAAATTCTATATTTTTTGCGATTCTTTCGGTTATGTTTGTAAATTCCTGACTTCTTGAAAATATAACGCTTCTTAAACCTCTTTTCTCTACAATAAGGTTTGATACTCCAAATAGGTATGTTAATCATTCGAACCCAATTCAACTCACTATAACCCAACCAAACGACTTCTGACATTATATACACATTCTTATTAATGTAAACATAATAATTATTCCAATTATCAAACCAATAACTTATTGGACCATCATAGAATCTGAAGAATTCGAACCCGTTGTGATCATAACCCGTTGGTGTGTACCTCTTGTACTGTGAATAGATGCTCATGGATAACATCAACATTAAAACTATTAATAATATCTTTTTCATATTACCTCCAATAGTATCATACAACATTAATGCCAATCATTATGTACTCTTTTTAGGACGGAAATTGTCACAAATTGAATATAAAATATTGTTGCTATATATTATACCATTAGAATATATCCAACAGTTAGTATTCTCTGACATTTTGTCACAGGTATGGCAATCTGGAGTTAATCCAGTCAGTTTATGAATCAACATAAATTTTCTATCATTCTGCAATTGATTGGAATAACTCATTTAATAACCCCCTTTTCTTCACATCAATCATTCTTCTGAGTAGATTATAACTACTAAGTTTATGCTTTAATTTCAACTCTTTCCCAACCTTAATACAAGTATTACACAATGTGCAGTTCTGATAAAATTATTCTCATCAATGAAAGATGCTATTTCTTGATTGATTGATTTAATCTCACCAAATTTCCCATAAAAACTAGACTCGTATATAACATCACCAACATCTAAATCTTTTCCAAAATATCCTTTATTCATAACACTCCCCTTCGTTCTAAACTTCTTCGTAGTAAAACCCACCCCTATCATAATTAACTTCGTATTCAGTACCACTTAACTTACTTCTCAACTTTTCTTTTTTACTCATCCCTAACCATTCTTCAGGTTCTTCATTATATATACCAAGACCAGCTAAATTGGCTAAAAATATAGTCTCAATCTCATCCTTAAACATACCGTGGAATATATCGACTAACTCACCATCTTTATATATATTAATAACAAATTCAGAGTTCTTCAGATGGACCGGGCTAAACCAGTCTTCAATGAAACTTATCGTTATATTTTCAACATTTATATCACTCTGAAAATTTCCGTCTCTATTCATTTTGAAACTATTCCAGAATGTCTCGTTCTCACTTTCTAATATTTTAAATTCCATAAACTACTTATTATTATCTTTAACCAATTTTTCGAAATCTGGATGCTCTATCTCTTTTATATTACAAGGATTACATATCATAGCATCTGAAAACCTAGAACATATTAATATTTCAACTTCTTTCCCACAGCTCTCACAATTCATCATTACCTCCTATTTTGGCAAACCCCACCAACTTATCATATATTGTACCAACTAATTTATATAAAATTATATAAATAAATGGTGCTATTAAAAAAAATATTGATAGAGGAATTAATATTAACCTACCACAAATTAAAAAATTAACTATAGCCATAAATACAATAAATGAAACTATTGTATAATATGTCTTCACTATAAATTTATCCATTTCATCATCAAACATAATAAACCTCCCTACATTTCATTTTAATTCCTCCTTTTCAACCCACTCTTCAAAATTGTCATCATAACGCTTAAAGTATCCATGACCCAATCCAGACCCACTCTTAAATCCACTACCCACACCTTCACCAACCCCGTAACCTTTTCCACTATCAATATTACTCCCAAATCCAACTCCGTGACCATCTATTAAACCCGTTATGCGTTCATTGCCAACATCTAACAAATACCAAACTTTTTTCATAACTATATTATAACACACTTTAGTTACAAATAATAAGTATTATCAGGAGAGAATATGTTAGATAAAAAAGAACTACAAGAAATTTATACAATTTTTTGGAAGTATATGGATGAACAAAAAGAAAAATTAAAGAAAGTTAAATATTCGGGCTGTTTATGAAATTTACAATATTAGAATCTTATCAGACATCTTCCAACGATATAGATAGTGGTGAAAAAGTTGATATATTTAACGATGGTGCATAGCCGTCGAAAGACTATCTAATTCATATAAGTTTGAAGTATATAAGATATTCAGAGATGGGAGTGTGGATCACTTTATAACTGATGAACGTCTAAATCTAGAGAGAGGATCTGAAATTATAAACACAATCTTGCGGTTTAATAATGACATAAGAAAATTCAAAATTTACCACAAAATGGGGAAACTGGGGTTCAGAGGTCTAAATAACTTAATCTAAATATCCTGAATATAAACATTTAGATCACCATCGAGAACCTTCTTCATGTCCCCAGATATCATATTCAAATCATTCTCAAGACTCCTTATCTTACCAACTATAGCCTTGTGATTATACTTTAACCTCCGCAACATAACTTCCTTACTACGAACAGCACCCTTCTTAATTACAAACTTCTTGGAATAACCATGATGTGAACTGATATTAAAAAAATCTTCTTCCTCATAATAAAAACGCTCACCTTCACAAACCTCTTCAACATCATCCAAATTACACACAAAGTTCAAGACTCCAACATCTAAAGCCCTCTCCAGAGTAAATGTCTTGGATTCCATACCAGATCCCCAATAAGTGTCAACCAATATTAACCCGTTCGAACCCGCTTTGACTAATAACTGACCATCAAAACAATGATTACTATACATGTTATTACTACGGTATTCATCATTATATGAAAACTTATACAAATCATTCAACTTTAATTTCATCCTCTCACCCACTCTAATTTATTTCTACCAACTTCTAATCTGAAACCTTAGGATTTAAAATCCTAATCATTATAGTCTTACCATCTTTAGAATTTTCACGATATCCAGAATTCTTGATATTGGAAATCCCGTGAGTTAAATATAATTCAGCATAACACATAATATAATCCCCAGCCCTCACAAATTCGCCTCGCTTGTCATATGTCCTTCTCATAAATATATTATAACACAGAATAGTGTTAAACTGGTTAAAAACTTTTGTTATTTATAAACTTTTAATAGTCCGGATGTGGAACTCGATGCATCTACGTATAATTTTTTTAATGTATCCACGTCAAGTTCTTCATATGATTGAATTGAGTCATTAAGTTTTTCGATGATAGCTTTCCAATATTCTATCATACTATCATTAAGTGCTGAGTCATAAGAATTAAAAGTATTATGTCTTAAATACTACACTATACAATTCTTTCATATAGGGTCGAACATCCTTATCAAAAACTGTAAAAGCTTCATTAAGTATCTTCTGTTCTTTCAATGTACCATACTTCTTAATATCTTCGTTAGTTAATTTCATTTTATTTACTCCTAATATACTGCTTATTCTAACGGGTTCGAACCCGTTATACAATTCGAACCCGTTAGAATACTACTTAACCTTTAAAATATCCTCTATCGCTTCAACAAACGATTCCTTAGGTAATGCACCCATTGACATCTGTGGCTTCTCACCCTTAGGACAAAAAAGAATCGATGGGATGCTCTTAATCTGAAAAACACCAGCAAGCTCCTGCTCCTTCTCAGTATCAATCTTGTAAATGTTAACCTTACCCTTATACTCTTCTGATAACTGCTCTAATATAGGAGCTACCATTTTACAGGGACCACACCAATCTGCATAGAAATCAATTATACAGGGTAACTCACCCTTATAATTCCACTCCTCTCCTTTCTCGTAATCAAATACCTTTTCCTTGAAACTCTCTCTACTTAAAAATTCCATTTTATATCCTCCTCTTATTTATACCATCCATTCTCATCAATTCTCCACCCCAACTTATACTTTAACAATAACTCACCCTTTAATTTAATAACACTCAAAGGATAATTATAATATATCTCACCACTATCAGTAGCGAGCTTTAACATCTTCGGAGTAATCTTCTTAATTAATCGGACTGAAAATGTTGACCCGTAAGGAACTAACACTAAATCACCAACAAAAAGCTCATTCATTAATATATCTTTTTTCATCATTTTATAACACCCCCAGATTTTAGAAGCTTCTCTACCTCTAACCAATTCACATAGGGTCTATCTCCATCATAGGTTAACGGAATACCCAAACCTAAGTCATCTATATATAAATTCGCATATACCTTTCTACTGCTATTCCAACGCCTCTGAGTAGGGTTCTCATTAATACCCCATAACTCTATCCCATTATCTTTAAACCACTTTACAGCAGCCTTCAACTCATTATTAGTTCTCATAGTAAATAGAATTAATTTGAACCCGTTCTGAATTAAAGACTTTAATATAGGAACAGCCCCTATATCCTTACCCATTTTTGGATACTCGTGGGATACACAAGTACCATCAAAATCTACGGCTATAATGTTATCTGCCATTAAATCCCCCTAACTTATATTTTAGTGTTATTTCCTTATCAGCTATAATGGTTTGACTTGGGAATATTCTTGTACTTTTAAACCCAAAATCTACCAACACCATATAACTTGTAATATTTGTAACTATTCCAACCTTAAATTCCTTATATTTTCCAGTTATACATATTACAACTTGACCTATTTTTAATTCTTTACCTGTGAAATCTTTCATAGTATCTCCTTTTGTTTAACCCGTTAGGAACCTCTCAATCTTATTGTATATACTAACAACTAATTTATAGGATACAAATATAATTGCTGGGACTATTAATAAGAATAATGAGAAGGGTAACAAAGCCCCATATATTAATAAACCAAACACACTTGTAAATATAATTAATAAGGTTGCCGTATAATAACTAACCAATATAAATTTTAAATCATTCATAAAAATTTTCATTATTCACTCGCATTTTCATCCACAGAAATCTTCTATTCTATTCCTTTTCAAATTCAGACATCTCATTTATATTACTCATTCTACATACTCCCATCTTCTTTTAATTCATACATAAATTGTTGAATATCTACTTCGTCCAACTCTTCAATCTCTACTTCTACTCCACAACAATTACATTTTTTAACTGTAGAATTATTATAAGTTTTACACTTAGGACACAACCATACCAATTCTAAATATACTCTCTCCATTCTTATCTCCTGTCTATATTATACCACACTTTAGTGTTAAATC